AAAGACACTGTGGGATCTAACCAAACGGTGCCAAACGACGGCAAAAATTCAATGTCTGTCGGGCCAATCACGATAGACTCCGGCGTAACAGTAACCGTCGAATCCGGCGCAAGATGGGTGGTGATCTGATGGCTGTTGTATTTAACGGCAATGTTGGGGTTTTTCAAAACACTGTGAAATCCACAGTTATTCCTATTGGCACAACTGCTCAAAGACCTGCTAGTCCAGAGGCGGGCATGATTCGTTTTAACACCGACGAAAACGCCATTGAGCTTTATGATGGCACTGAATGGAAGACGCTATAAATGACGATAGAAATTGATGGCACTAACGGTATAGATCAGTCAGCAGTAACGGGTGCGACTCTTTTGCCTCGTGGGACTACTGCTGAGCGGCCAAGCAACCCTGTAGACGGTATGTTAAGGTTTAACACTGACGAAGGTGCAGCCGAGGTCTACAACGCCACTGATGGAGAGTGGCAGGGGATTGGTTCTACAGGAATCCTTGCCACAGGCGGTGCAGTTAGCCAGATAACAGTTGGCGCTGATATTTATAATGTACATACGTTTACCTCCACAGGTACTTTTGAAGTATTAAGTGGTAAAGGAGAAGTTGAATATCTTGTAATTGCTGGTGGTGGCGGTGGAGGTGACAGTGGCGGTGGCGGCGGTGCTGGCGGTTATCGTTCGTCTGTTGTAGGCGAATCTTCCGGTGGCGGAGCATCTGCCGAGCCAAAACTCGCTGTGACTGCTCAGGCTTATGCCGTAGTTATTGGTAGCGGAGGTTTGGCATCTACGAATGGGTCTGATTCAGTTTTTTCTACGGTTGTTGCAGCGGGCGGTGGGTTTGGAGGTACCGGCAGCACTGATGGAGGTTCTGGAGGTTCTGGTGGAGGAGCAGGAAGAAGTGTATCAACTGAAATAGGCGGATCTGGAACTACGGGGCAAGGATTTTCTGGAGGAAGTAATAGAGCAAGTGGAGTATACCCTGCGGGCGGGGGCGGAGGTGCATCTCAGTCTGGTGCAACGCCAACAAATGATAATGGCGGGGAAGGAGGAGATGGCTCTTCATCTAGTATAACTGGTAGTAGTGTTACTTACGCTGGAGGTGGTGGTGGTGGTACGCGAACAAACTTTCCGGGAGGAGGCGGTGGCGCTGGAGGCGGGGGACAAGGCGGAGGCTCTGGTGGCGACGTTGGAGAAAACGGAGTAGCAGCTTTAGGTGCAGGGGGAGGCGGCGGCGGACAAGACTCTAGCACTTTTGCTGCACTCGACGGAGGCAACGGCGGCTCCGGCATCGTCATCATTCGATACAGAATAGCTTAGGTGGAAACAATGGCACACTTTGCACAAATAGATGAAAACAACATTGTCACTCAAGTAATTGTCGTAGCAGATAGCGACTGCGGTGGGGGCGACTACCCCGAATCCGATCCTATTGGAGCTGCGTTTTGCAACAACCTACTGGGTGGCGTATGGAAACAAACAAGCTACAACAAGAACTTCCGTAAGCGTTATGCTGGCATTGGATACACCTTTGATGATGATAGGGATATGTTTATTGCCCCACAGCCGTATCCAAGCTGGACGCTAGATGACGAAGGTGACTGGAAAGCACCTGTACCCTACCCTGATGACGACAAGGTCTACGAGTGGGACGAAGAAAACCAAACATGGGTCGAGGTGACTGATGAGTAAAATCGCGTTAAAACCAAACGATTCGGGGACTGGTACTTTTACCTTAGAGTCACCGAACTCAAACACTGATCGGACACTGACGCTGCCTGATAGCAATGGCGGTATCGCAGTATCACTTTTTTTTACTACTAGTATCATGACATCTGACTGGACAGGTGTAGACCCATATATTGCGTCAAAAACAATTTCGGGTATTCTTTTAACAGATATACCTTTCGCAGACATAGATTTATCTAATGTTCCCTTCGCTGATATATCTAATTTTCAAACAGATTGGTCGACTGTTTACCGTGTGGAAGCGTCTGCAAACAATCAAGTTAAGTTTTATGCGACTACTCAACCCACAGAAGACTTAGTTGTTCAGATTCAGGTACTACGATAATGGCTGAAGGATTTATCCGTGGGCGAACAAAGCGAGGCGGTACAACAAGTATAATATTTGCTACTGGAGGAACAGTTACTAATACTACTGAGAACGGTTCAATCTATCGCGTGCATACATTTGTTTCTTCTGGAACATTTGAAGTAGTAAATCCCTTATTAAATGAAGCTGTTGAATACTTAGTCGTTGCCGGTGGCGGCAGTGGAGGAACTGGATACGATAGAACTAGTGGAGGAGGCGGAGCAGGCGGGTTTAGATCAGGCACTGTGACTCAAATAACTCCGGGAAATTATCCAGTTGTTGTAGGCGCAGGAGGAAGTAACAATAACAATGGAGAAGACTCCTCTGTTTTTTCTATAGTTTCAACCGGTGGCGGTAGAGGCGGATTTGACGCGCTGTTACCTACTAGTAGCGACTATTTTAATGGAGGCAACGGCGGATCAGGTGGCGGTGGAATGCACAATTCTGGTTCTTCTCCGGGAACTGGCATTTCAGGGCAAGGTAGTAACGGCGGAAATGGATTCGACAGTGGCAGCACAAGTCAAGCATTTGCCTCTGGCGGCGGCGGCGGAGCAGGACAAACTGGCGGTAGTGCATCGAGTTCTTCGACTGGCCGTGCAGGAAAAGGTGGAGATGGTTTACAAAGCAATATTACTGGAGAAAATATATATTATGGAGGAGGCGGCGCAGGATCCGCTCAGGTCGGGTCTAATTGGCCTGACTATCTAGCAGGTATTTCTGGTCTCGGCGGAGGCGGTGAAGGTGGAAGAACGCTTATTAACGGTCAGTATACTTCTAGAGGTGAAGACGGTGAATCAAACACCGGCGGCGGCGGCGGCGGCGGCGCCGATATCGGAGGAACCCCACTGTTTGGCGGCAACGGCGGCTCCGGCATCGTAATAGTCAGATACATAATAGGATAAAATGCATGAGCAAAATATACGCAACGGATCACTTTGAAACTCAGAACTGGGAAGTCACGTTTGAGGACTTAGCGCCTAACTATGCCGACCTGTTCATCGGATTTACTGACGAGGCTCCCGTTGTTGAGTTTAAAGACCTCAAGTTCAAATACGAATTGCGTCAAGGAGATAATATTAAACAGCATGGTGTTTACCCGCCTCCCGGTGTTTACTATGAACGCACTGATCAAGAATATTTGGTAGCTAAACGGCTTAAGTTAGAGGCTGAAGAAGAATACACGCTGTACCTCTGGGCAAAAAATGGTAAAGTATCGTTTGAAAAAACGGTAAACTTTACAACTCCGCGACCAGTTCAGCCATACTATTCATGGGCTTGGGTTAAAAAAACCAAGCAGTGGGTGCCACCAGTACCTTACCCTGACGATAGTAAATTATACAAATGGGACGAAAATAACCAAACATGGGCGGAAAATAAACAATGAGCGGCGAACTTAGAGTAAACATCCTTTCAAATGAAGCTGGTAATGGCGCACCTACTATCTCTTATGACAATAGTATAAGCGGTTTAGATGCTACCACTATAAAGTCAGCTCTAGACTTAATCCCTACGTTGCCTTCTAAACCTCATTCGGGTCAGTATACACTGGAAAAACTGGATAAAGGGAAGCACGTTTCTTTATCTGGAACTGGCAATATAACAGTACCCGTAGATATCTTTGATGTGGGGGAAGTGGTTGTCGTTTATAACAACACAACTACGACTAAAGATATTGTTAGAGAATCTGGTGTAAGTATGTACTGGTATGACGGAGTAGATGAAGATCGTCAGGTATTGCAAAGAGGTTTAGTCTCTTTTATTTGTGTTGGAGTTAATGAATTTTTGATATCAGGCCAAGGTGTAGTATGAGTGGTTTACTTTCAACTACAGCCGTTTCGCCTTTTGATAGTGTTCCGTCAGTATTATCCGCAGGAGGCGTAAATGTAAATGAGCTACCAGCAAATACAGTTTTTAATCATACTATAGACATTGGTCCCCCCACCCCAAATCGGCGTATTTTAGCTTTTAACATTAGCGATTACTTTTCGACATCACCGACTAATCCGACACTTGTCCAAACGTGTAAATTTAACGGCGTTACAGCCGAAAGGGTTGGATTATTGCTTGATGGGTTTGTAGTAAGTAATCGGTTTTCGAGATATATACTCCGTCCCAGCGCATGGACTAGCCATATAGTGTCTGAGGGAACTACTGCTTCCGTGGAATTAAGTTGTACGGCAAGGACCAATTGGAAGTCAGTAGGGTTTTTAGTAGTCAACAATCTGTCATTTCCTTCAGCTACTTTTGGATTGCAAACCGCTAATTCTTCTATGACAATTAATGATATTCCTTCAGGTCGGATACATGTATTTCTATGCTCGGCATCATCAATCAGTGGAGGAAATTCGGCCACATCGGTAACAAATACGGAATTTATATTTAGAGGCAATAATAACGCTGATTATGGACCAACGTCCGCGTTCTTTTATCAGAATAGAAGTAGGCTGAGTACACCAGAGCCATCAGTTACTTTTACAGCAAATCAAGGCTGGAATCGTGTTTTATTTTTTTGGGACTAATTATAGTAGAAAATATAATACTTTACAAAAGAACATTCTAAGGAGCGCACATGAAACAAGTTATTCAGCTAGACGATGAAGGCTACTTTGTTGGACTAACAGTGGCGGACGAGTCTTCTCCCAAAAAACCTGAGCAGCCTTATCCTAAACACTAATACCATCATCATTGTTCAAAATGTATAAATAAAGATATTAGAACAATTATGAATACGGAATCGTAATCTCATGGCAACAACTTTAACTACAAGAGAAACTGCTGGAACAGGCGCCACAGTAAAAGGTTCTCCGCTTACAAACGCAGAAATTGATGGCAATTTTCTTTCTCTTGCTGACAATAAGTTAGAGGCATCAAATAATCTCTCTGATCTAACGGATACGACTGCGGCCAAGGCAAATCTTGAACTTTCTGGAATGGCGGCTCAGGATTCTGATGATGTCGACATTACTGGAGGTTCAATCACTGGTATCGTTGATCTTGAAATCGCGGACGGTGGTACAGGAGCGTCCTCTGCTCCAGCAGCGAGAAGCAATCTTGGTCTTGGTTCGATTGCTGTTTTAGACACTGGAACAGCGGCGGGTGAACTACGACTTAATTCTCAGAACGAGTCGTTTTTTGTTACCATCAACTCGAATCAAGTAATCACAGGTGTCAAGGAGTTTACAGAGTATACTGATTTCTCAGGCACGTCTGCGATTAAAGTTCCAGTAGGAAATAACATCGAAAGACCTGTGACACCTCTTCGAGGTCAGGTTCGATTTAATACCGTCACTGGCGCGTTTGAGGGTAACTATGATGGGACGCTTTCGGGATGGGGCGCTCTTGGTGGTCCGGGATCCGGCACTACGACGTTTGTCGACACATTTCCGATCGGTGCGATCGCAATGTGGTCTGGTTCAGCAGGTGATATACCTGAAGGATGGCAACTGTGTGATGGTACAAACGGTTCGCCCGATATGCGAGATCGTTTTATTATCGGTGCAGGATCACTGTATTCTATCGGAGATACTGGTGGGTCGAAAGATGCGGTAGTCGTTGAGCACACTCATACTGGTAACACTTCAAACGCCGGTTCTCACTCGCACGGCGGTAATACGAGCAATAATGGTGGACACTCGCACGGATATACAGGTCCAGGAACTGGTAATCGTGCAGCGGGTAATGTTTTTACTTGGAGTGCGATTCAAAATCGAACAACCTCTGGAGCTGGTAACCACTCTCATAATGTATCGACTACTAACACAGGGTCTCACACTCACTCTGTTAGTGTATCTTCGACTGGTGTCTCTGGTGTTGATAAGAACCTTCCTCCATACTATGCAGTTGCATATATCATTAAACTCGAGGAAACAATTGGTCAACTGATTCCAGAAAACCTTGCTGATACTATAGATAATATTGAAAATACTCTTGGTACAGTTGTTCAAGATGTGGATGAAGCATTTCAACGTGCGGACACATTTGTATCCGATGACGAACGAATTAAAACCGCAACCAATGCTGCAGGTGATGCCCCAATTTATGCGGTACGCGCTTGGGTAAATTTTGATGGAAGCACCAACACTATCAGAGGCAGCGGAAATGTAACTAGTGTTACGAGACCCGCAAGTGGTGATAATATAATTAATTTTGAAACTGCTTTTGAAGACATAAATTATTCTGCGGTTGCATCTCAAAGTCTTGTAGATACTAGTAATGGTCGAATAATTTCTGTTAGAAACTATACGACAACTTCTGTGGAAACTGCTATTCGCAGCGATAGTGGTGGAAGGGTTGGTAATGCACCATTTACATCAGTACAGGTGGTTAGATAATGAGTCAAAAAATTGTTTATTCTAATGATGACGGATCTGCAGCGCTTTGTATTCCGACGCCGGATGCTTTAACTCGATACACTATCGATGAAATTGCTGTTAAGGATGTTCCTAAAGGTAAATCATACTTTCTTGTAGATGATAAAGACATTCCAAAAGAACTTCAAGAATCGTGGGTCTTGGACTTTGCCGCGGAAAAAATTTTAGTTGATATAGATAAATTATTACAAGCAAAGAGAAATCAGGCTAGTCTTACTCGCATAGAGTTTATGCTAGCCCTTGAAGAAAACGGACTATACGACGCCGCTGAAGCCGCTGTTGAATCTGGCCAAGTCACTAAAGCAGCTAAGATTATGTGGCACAATGCATCAACTTTTACTCGTATGGATACGATTTTGATTGAATTTGCCAACGCTCTTGGATACACTGACGCACAACTTGACAACATTTTTAAAATAGAGGAATAAGAACTTATGACAGATTTTGTAATTCGCACTAAAGAAGGCATGATTCACTTTGGAGACTATGATGAATCTTTTGACACCAAAGCGTTAAGAGAACATAGTGTCACATGCGTTGTATCGGAAGATGGTGATCTTTGGGTAGAAAAACATCCGTTCGCCGGTAGAGAGTATGACTTTGATTTCAGTCTTATTCAAAAAGAAATTGATACTGCAATAAAAAATCGAGAAGATAAACTTGCAAAAGACGCAGCGGAAGCACTAGGCAACGATTCGACTGAATAATAATCATAAAGGTAATTTCACATATGATGAATTTTTTGAAAAAGAATAATGGTGATCAACAAGAACAGTCAGTGGAGTTTCACTGTGAGGAACATTTGATCGATGTGTTAGATCATCCTGTTCCAGCAGTAAAAAAGTTACCGGAGTTTTATAAAAAACTTCCAGAACAAGTTGATGAATCACCTCAGAGTTCTACTGCCAAACGATGTATTCCATTTCTTGAGGCAGCCTCAGCTGGATTTGTGATTCCGATGTGGGCTGAAATGTTTGTTCGAGTTGATGACGAGAATCTTCAACTTGAGTTTCCTGAAAATTTTCCTCTTGACGAGTCTATCGGTTATCACGGTTATCCTCAACTGCAGAATTATCCTCTTGCAGATAAACTTCCTCACGGTCAAACACTCATGAAGTTTATCAATCCGTGGATCATCAAGACGCCTCCGGGAGTCTCTTGTTTATTCACCTCACCTCTTAATCGATTCGAGGATAGATTTAAAATCATAGATGGAATTGTTGATACAGATACATACTATAACAATATCAATTTTCCGTTTGTATGGACAGGATCGCCTGGGGAGTATACCGTCAAGAAAGGTACACCTCTTGTGCAGGTAATTCCTTTTGTGCGAAGTAAGGCTCTTACTCGAATGAGTGTTGGTGCACTTTCTGAACCTAAAAGAAGAACTGTTAATCAAAAAATGGGTACTGTTCTTAAAAATAAATATCGACAATTCTACTGGCATAAGAGAAAAGAAAAGTGATACCTAATTCCAGACAAACTCTGATCGACTATTGTCTTCGAAATCTCGGTGCACCTGTGCTTGAGATTAACGTCGATGAGGATCAGATCGAGGATCGAGTTGATGAGGCTCTTCAGTTCTATCGTGAGTACCATTCCGATGCGATCGCTCATGAGTTCTTTAAACATCAGGTAACGCAGGACGATATCGACAATCGATACATCGAGATTCCTGATGCGGTTCTCAATGCAGTGCGTGTAATGCCATTTACATACGAAAACTCATCGATCTCGATGTTCGACGCACGATATCAGATGGCGTTAAATGACATGTACAATCTTGGATTTGCAGGCACTCTGGCCAACTATGTCCATGTTCAGCAGTACATCACGACTCTTGATATGATGATTAACGGTACTCCACAAGTCGAGTTTAATCGTCATCAGAATCGCATTTATCTTAATATTGACTGGGAAAGATACCTTGCAGTCGGCGATTTTCTTATCGTCGAAGGATATCGAGTCGTCGATCCTGACACATTCCCTGATGTTTATAACGATATGTTTTTGAAGCGATATCTTACCGCTCTCATTAAACGTCAATGGGGCATCAATCTCAAGAAGTTCGAGGGTATGGAACTGCCTGGCGGTGTGACTCTCAACGGGCAGCAGATGTATGACGAGGCCACCGAAGAACTTCGTCAGATCGAGGAGGAGATGCAGTTGAAGTATGAGGTTCCAGTGGACTTTTTTGTAGGTTGATAAACTCGTATGCCTACTAACGTATTTTTCTCGCCTGCTGTGAGATCGGAGCAGATGCTTTTCGAAGACTTGATCATCGAGGGGCTTCGCATGTACGGTCAGGACGTCTTATACATTCCGCGTAATGCAATCACGACCGACGAGATTCTTAACGAAGAGTACTCGCAGTTCAATGATGCGTACGCTGTTGAAATGTACATCGCGAATACTGAAGGATTTGAGGGCGAGGGTAATCTTCTTTCTAAGTTTGGATTAGAGATACGTGACCAGGCTACTTTCATTGTTGCAAGAAGAAGATTTCGACAACTTGTTGATATAGATGTTAACTCAGTAAAAGAAGAAAGACCGCGAGAAGGCGATCTTATATACCTTCCGCTTTCGAACTCACTCTTTCAGATCAACTTTGTTGAACACGAACAACCTTTCTATCGTCTCTCGAATCTACCGACGTATGAACTGCAGTGCGAGCTCTATGAGTACTCGGGCGAGAAGTTTGAGACCGGATATACGAATGTCGATGAGTTTGAAAGAGAAAGCGCGGCGAGAACTGTCGTACAGGTCACTGGTGGATCCACAGGATTCGCAGCCGGATCCAAGGTATATCAAATCATTCAAGCTGCTAGTGGAGGAGACGAAGAGATTCGCGTGACGGGCGAGGTCGCAGATTTTGTTCAGACCCGTGCAGAAGAGAGTGATGTTGAGAGACAGGCCGATCTCAGTCTTGTTGGGATATCCGTATCCGACGGTTCAATCAACACATTCAGTACCGAGTTCGGAACAGTCTATCTTGAGGAAGACAACTCTGACACCGGCTGGGATGTGACCGATGTATACGATATCTATGATGATGACGATAAGTTTATACAACAGGATCCGTTCGCAGACAATTCTCGCTTTGAGATCGACGCGGATCAGATCATTGACTTTAGCGAAAGCAATCCCTTCGGAGAGGTTCAGGAGCGATAATGTTCGGCACGTATTTTTACAATGAACACACTCGCCGTGCCGTCGCGGTCTTTGGTACGTTGTTCAATAATATACAAGTGGTCAAGCGCGACGGAACGGGTAACGCGCTCTCGACGATAAAGGTACCTCTGTCGTACGGACCGCGCGAAAAGTTTCTTTCTCGTATTCGTAACGAGCAGAATCTTACGGATCCAAAACTCGCGATCAAACTTCCGCGCATGTCATTCGAGATTACTGATATTTCTTACGATGAATCAACTCGTCTCACGCGCGGAACAAAGTATACAATACCAGGATCGACTGTCGGGTCGCGGAGAACGATGTTCTATCCATCAACGTATCGACTCGGATTTGAACTCAGTATTATTTCAAAGCATACGGACGATGCATTACAGATACTCGAACAGATTTTGCCGTTCTTTCAGCCCGAGTACACCGTCACTGTCAACGAGGTAGAGAACAACTTTAAGTCTGATATGCCGTTCGTTTTAAATTCTGTTAGTATGACCGACGACTATGAAGGTGAGTATACCGCACGGCGATCGATCATCTATACACTCTCGTTTGAAACGCGCATCAAGTACTATGGCGCGCTGTCAGATGACACCGCAATCATTCGAGAAACAAAGACGAATATCGCAGACACCGATATGACGTCTACAGGTACTCCGTACACTCAGATACGATACACCATTTCTCCAGCCGGAGCTGACGAGGGTGACGAAAATCTTAGTATAGTTCCCACATATGACCCGCAGATATATGAGGGAGCGATTCTTTCATTCGACTCGTTATCGAACGGCCCACTTCAAGACGGTGAGAGTGTCATCGGGCAGACATCAGGTGCGACTGCGATTATATCCGGAGAACCGACCAGTAACTCGATTACCGTAGTCGTACCCGACGATCGATTTGAAATCGGTGAGTTGATCTCTGCACAGACATCTAATGCCAGCTTTACGATCACAGATATCGTACCAATATGGAATGCACTGTCATCATGAGTAATGAAGAAAACGAGATTCAAGACGACTACGACTACGCTCGAGCAAGGTACTATAACTTAGCCGAAAAGGGCGACGAAGCTATTGATCTGATGCTCGACCTTGCGCGCGAATCTGAACATCCACGAGCTTTCGAAGTACTCTCGGGTATGCTGAAACAGAATGCTGAGATCGCAGATCGTCTGATGGATCTTCAAAAGAAAAAGAAAGAAGTTCGTCTCATTGATCAGAAGCAGTTGCCGAATCAGATGACTCAGAATAATGTATATGTTGGATCAACCACGGATCTTCAGCGTATGATGCACAAACGCATCGAGGAAAACTCCACAACGATAGACCAAGATACCGACGACGACGGCGAGGAATAGAAGGTGTCGGATCAACGAATGCAGGGTCAATCGTCGATCTCCTATCTTGGAAACGTCAATATCAAACGTGACGGTGTCGAGCAGGAGTGGACGCAGCACGAAATCAATGAGTACGCCAGGTGTCTCAAGAATCCGGTCTACTTTGCGGAAAATTATGTCAAGGTCATTTCTCTTGATGATGGTCTAGTTCCGTTCAATTTATATCCGTATCAGCAAGAGATGGTGAATCACTTCAATGACAACCGATTTTCTATCGTACTAGCATGTCGCCAAAGTGGAAAATCAATCACATCTTGTGCGTATCTTTTATGGTATGCGATCTTTTATCCAGAAAAGACCGTGGCGATTCTTGCGAACAAGGGTGCGACCGCAAAGGAGATGCTCGGTCGTATTACTCTGATGTTAGAGAATCTTCCGTTTTTTCTTCAACCCGGCTGTAAGGCACTAAACAAAACGTCAATTGAGTTTTCGAATAACTCGAAGATTATTTCGTCGTCCACTTCATCGAGTTCGATTCGTGGTCTTTCGGTATCACTGTTGTTTCTCGATGAGTTCGCATTCGTGCAGAACGATGCTGAGTTCTATACCTCGACATATCCGGTTATTTCGTCGGGTAAAGAGACGAAGATCGTCATCACATCAACACCAAATGGAATTGGAAACGTCTTTCATAAGCTCTGGGAAGGCGCGGTACAAAAAACAAATAACTTTAATCCGTTCACTGTCAACTGGTGGGACGTACCCGGTCGCGACGAGAAGTGGAAACAAGAGACAATCGCGAATACGTCTGAGATACAGTTTAAGCAGGAGTATGATGTAGACTTCCTCGGGTCGGGTAACACACTGATCTCCGGCGACAAGCTGCTTAAGTTAAAGGCAGAGAATCCGATATATCAGCAGGACTCCGTAAAGGTATACGAGAAGCCGAATCCCGACTCCGAATACATGATGTTTGTCGACGTGGCAAAGGGTCGAGGTCAGGACTACTCGACGTTTAATATTATTGATGTATCAGTGAAACCGTTTCGCCAGGTCGCAGTCTTTCGAGACAATATGATATCACCGCTGCTTTTTCCTGATGTCATTCATAAGTATGCACGAACGTATAACGATGCGTACGTCGTTATTGAGTCCAACGATGCGGGTCAGGTGGTTTGTAACGGCCTATACTACGATCTTGAGTACGAGAACGTCTACGTCGAATCAGCAGTAAAGTCCAATGCGATCGGCGTCACAATGACGAGGCGCGTCAAACGTATCGGCACTTCCACGATCAAGGATCTTATCGAGCAGGATCAGTTGACGCTCTGTGATTCGGACACGATTCTTGAGTTCTCTTCATTCGTGGCTCGCGGTTCATCTTACGAGGCGTCGAACGGTAATCACGACGATCTGGTCATGAATCTGGTTCTCTTTGGTTGGTTTTCGACGACACAGATGTTTGCAGAGTATGCAGACGTTGATGTGAAGAAAATGATTTATGCTGAACAGATGAAGATGATAGAGGACGACATGGTGCCGTTCGGTATCGTTGACAACGGACTCGATGATCAGTATGAGGTGATTCAGGGTGATGTTTGGAACACGATTGATAATAAAAACTTTGGTGTTTTTTAACAATTCTTCATTGAAATCTTGTTATTTATAAATAGAATTAATGAAAACCCAATCGTATCATGAATATCATATAAAGATTCACTGACAAAGAGGAAATACCATGTCATTTCAGGTTTCACCTAGTGTGGAAATTCGGGAAATTGACCTCACCGCGTCGGTACCAGCAATATCGACTTCTATCGGAGCCATTGCCGGTTCCTTTACGTGGGGTCCGGTAAATCAAATCGTTACGGTAGCTACTGAGAATGAGCTTGCCGATGTATTTGGTGCACCAACCGATTCTACATTTAAATACTTTTTACCTGCGGCCCAACATTTGAAATACTCAAGTGCTCTTCGAGTTGTTCGAACAGACCGCGAAGAATCATACAACGCAACATCAGGCGCGACTGAGATCACAATTCGAAATGAAGACGACTTTGAAGTCACTACATTTAATGCAGATGAACAGTTTGTTGCAAAATACCCTGGCGAATTAGGCAACTCAATCGGAGTTATCGTTATTTCAAGTGAGGATGCTTTTGAAAGTCAATCATTCACTTCACGTGGATTTGATCAACTTTTTGACTCGCCTCCTGGCACAACATCATTTGCTGAAAGCCGCGGTGCTTCAGACGACGAGTTACATATAGTAGTTTACGACACAAATGGTCGTTGGACTGGAGTTCCTGGCACCGTTCTAGAAAGATTTGCAGGTCTGTCACAAGCCAGTGATGCAAAAAGATCGGACGGAACAAATAACTTTTACCTTGATGTAATTAATAGACGTTCTCGGTACGTTTGGGCGGGTGAACACTCATCTCAACTTACAGAAGCCGGTGAGTCGGTATTCAGTGATAGTCTTGCATCAGGAAACTCTTACACCACTGAAACCAATATTGAAGAGTATATTCTTTCTAGTGGATCAGACGGTTCAGAGCCGGAAACTTCAATTTCAGAACTTACTAACGCGTATGACTTGTTTAACAATGCTGAAACTATCGACATTGGTGTTTTAATTGGTACCGATGGCGGTCAAGACGATGTTGCTCTTGCAAATAACATTATTGCCATTGCAGAGAATCGTAAAGACTGCGTTGCTTGTGTATCACCTCGAATTTCGCGGACTGTAGATTCGGCAGATCCTGTCACCGACGTAAAGGACTGGGCGGATCAGATCACGTCGAGTTCATACGGCATTCTTGATTCAACGGCGTTATATGTTCTTGACAAGTTTAACGACAAGTTTCGTTACATTACGGCCGCCGGATCAATCGCTGGTCTCTTAGCAAATACCGATCAGGTTGCAGAAACTTGGTTCTCACCCGCCGGTTTCAGTCGTGGTCAACTTCGCGGTGCGGTTAAGCTTGCGTTCAATCCGAATAAACAGGAACGTGACACGTTGTATAAGGCTCGCG